GGGTAGCCCGCTCCGAAGAGCCAAAGAATCATTTTGATAATTCTTTGCCATTAAAGAAAATCTTATAAGGTTTTCTCTTCGGTCTTCTTAAGTCCCTATGGGAATAGGGGTTGCTTAAGATAGTTCTACTTGTAGCACCTATAACACAATAGTGTTGTTTTATAAGTAGAATTATTCTATTTGGTATCCTGACGGTGTGTACTTAACAAGTACGCTCACACTTACTTAACCTATAAATAGGTACTAGACATTCAAGATGTCTTGTAAGGTGGCAGTGCCAAGATGGACCAAATAGAGATCCAACTTTAAATCAATTTTAATGAAAATATTACATGTAAAAGTTTTAAAAAGACTTCTACATCATATATTTCCACAAATCAATCAAAGTTTCTTTAGACCCTTTGTTTCTACCATTTTTAAATGGATTAAACATTGAGGTATTATCCATACTATTAAGTATTATAAACAGATGAGACTACATTGTACTAGGTACATATGTGGTAACCCACTGTTAGATAATACTATGAGTATTGGATTAACTAAAGATGGATGACCTAAAAAGCTTATCTTTCTCAAACAATATGTTGATAAAGGTAAAACTTGAGATTTAAAATTTGTTTTAACAATTTTAAATTTTTCTCGCTCTTTTAATTTAAATAAAAAAGAATGGGATCAAGTTAAACCAGACTACTCGAGTATTAGTGATCCACCAAAAGGTAGATTTATAATACCGGGTGGTTTTATTAATAAATTTGTTAGAGAATTTGCCCTTCAAAGACCCTTGCCTTCGTTCAGTAAGGATAATTTATACCTTTCATTGAAAGCAGGTCCTGATGGACCCGCTACTCTTACATCCTATAATAATTTATTACATTATAGTTATGAAGAAATGCAAAGTATATTTAACATTACTGATGAAGAAGGTGTGGATTTCTTTTGTAAATCATATAAATATGCTTGGGACAATAACATAAAACCTGTTAGATCTAAATCTAATGGTGTTTTAAGTTTTGTAAAAGATCCTGAAGCAAAATTGAGGATTATAGCCATTTCTGACTATTATACTCAAATTTATTTAAAGCCTATCCATAATATTATTTTAAAAATATTAAAAGATAGATTTAAAGAATGCGACAGAACTTTTACACAAAGTCCCTTTCATAATTGATATGATAATGGACATAGCTTCTGATCATTGGATCTTTCTTCTGCTACTGACAGATTTCCTATTGATTTACAACGGAGACTATTAGTCAGAATCTTTAATGAAGATTTTGCTCATAGTTGACGTTATATATTATCAAATAGAAGATTTGTCACACCGGAAGGTGATCTGATAAGATATTCATCAGGCCAACCGATGGGAACTTATTCTTCTTGAACGGTTTTTACTCTAACACACCATCTATTAGTACATTATTGTGCTTATAGATGTGGTCTTAGTCATTTTAATCAATATATATTATTAGGTGACGATATCGTTATTAAAAACGATGATGTTGCCAAATTATATATTTCGATTTTGACTAAGATGGGTGTTAGTGTATCTCCTAGCAAAACTCATGTATCTAAAGATACTTATGAATTTGCGAAGAGATGAATAAAACCATTTAAGAAAACCGAGATAACTGGTTTACCTTTAAAAGGTATCATTAATAATTTTAAAAATCCATTTATTGTATTTTTAATTTTATATGATTACTTTAAAATTAAAGGTAATCCTTATCTTATAAGTTTTTCTTTAGTTAGTTTGTTAAATAGACTTTATTACAAATTTCCTTTTAAGGAATATTCAAAAAGTAATAAGAAAATTATTACTAAAATGTTGAATATTTCTTATAGGAAATTTGAAATGATTAAAGCTCTATCGTTGTCATTAGATATAGACTTTGGATACTATACTTATGATAAGCTCAGAAGCTTATTTGTAAGTATGGTAACAAATGATCTATACGAAATTCCTAATGAAAGAGTAGCTCTTTTAGAATATAAAAGAATTCTTTCACAAGGTATGTCAACGGTAGTTGGAAATATTAACAAGAGTATTATCAATAATCCAGATTTACTTATTAGTAAATTTGATATTGTTGATAAAAATCAACTTAATATGAATCCAGTGTTCATTGCCATATTTAACTCTATTAAACAATCTTGAAAGATTGTTCAATCATGAGATTTATCTGATAGCATTATTTTACATAATGCTTCCAAAGAAATTCAAGACCTTAATATTGAATCCATTTTTAATAAAGATCATAACAAAATATCATCTTTAGTAATTGTTGGTTCTATATTAAGAAAGGGTTTTAAGATCCTTAATGAGACTGAAGAAATATACTACGGTAGTTCAACTACTGAAAGTACATTTACAGCACCTAATGATCGAATTAAATCTATACAGATTAATTTCGAGAATTCGATGTTACAGTCCATTATGGATAATAAGTGGCAAGATCATACTGATAATTTATCTAGTTATTTATCAGCATGAGAGAACTTTAAGCTTTAATTGGTCCGTCCCTTTGATCTTTATGGAATAAAGATGTAGGGGACCTTGGTTTAACAGCCAAGGGGTCTTTAGATGTCTTGTTTATTAAG